GTGAGCCGTACAGGTAGATGTCTGGATATGATGTCAGCAGCCAGTTTGTGGTCGCGCTGTCGCTGAGAGAAGGTATCTGCTGGATGTATAGCAACTCAGCAGCATATGAGCCGTCAGGGGTAGGGAATACCTCAAACTGGCCTTCAGAGTGGGCATAGTATCTTGGCTTGCCTGCTACATTCTCTGCGCCTTGGCGCTTGTCAGCCATTGCCTGAGTGCTTAATAGGTCCATTGCAGACGTATTCTGGCCGGTCAAATGCAGGCGTATATTCTCAACCCAGTCGCCTGGCTTGGTTAGGTACTGGCCGTCAATTGTAGTCGATGCCCTGTTCTCCATCTGCCAGTGACGGATGTCTCGGTTCATCCTGGCCTCGCCCAACGCAATAAATGTCGGGATCACAGAAGTCAGGTCAGACCTGTTCAAAAAGTCTGCCATTGACGACTGCAGCTCGCTGTATGTACTTATTGCCATTATGGCCTCCAGTTATTGGGCCGATTATACCATTAAATGGGGCTTAATAACCCGCCAATCAATCTAGCCTGGTCCCTGGCCCTTTGATCCCTCTCATCCACAAAGCTGTAGTCTAGAAGTCCGCCCAGGCGATCACGCAAGGGGGTGCGCTTTGGCATGGTCATGGTGGATATGGCTGTAGGAAGCTGAGACACAAAGTCTACCGTATCGACAGCGCCTTCAAGGGCTCCCATTCCTATCTCGCCAATTGTCGGCAGCATCTGTGAGCGACGGTATGCAGCCAGCTCTGGGGATACCTGGCCAAATGCAGCAGACCCCATGTCGCGCAACCTGGCGTCCTCACGCATCAGGGCGTCAAACTTCTGAGCTTCTGCCGCTTGGGCTCTTTGGTTAATCTGAGCGTACTCGTTAACCATGTCGCCAAATGATTGCTCCTGCACTACAGGGGCTTCGCGGTATTCTCTGGGTTCTGCGGTTTCTGCTGCGGTCAGTAATCCAGCCGCAGGCACAGCATATGCTCTATCAAATCCGCGCAACTTTACTGCATTTGGGTCTGGTCTTCCTTCAGGGTACAAAACATCTTCGACAGTATCGTAATTATCTTTGCCCATTCGATTCTGGACCTGCTCTAGCAATCCTCGATCACGAGAGTTCCACATTGCGGCGCCTTGAGGGCTTAGCGTAGTAGATGGTACTAGCTGGTTGCCACTAAGCTCTTCGATAGCGTCATACACTTCGCGGCCTATTCCTTGCCTGCGATATTCTGGAGCAATCTCCGTATTTTGAGATGACATATATCCTTCGCCAAATCCAGAATCTAAAGCGTAATTAGTATCTACCGAACCTATGCTCTTAGTGTCATCGCCTTTCTGAAGGTAATACTGGCCAACCCGGCTATCTTCTGGATCAACTACATCAATCAGCTTCATGCCGCGATCTGCCAGCTTAGCGATAGATGCGTCAGCTTCTTGGGTTGCCATTGTAGCAGGAAGCCCGACAGCAGCAATCAATGCCGCATTAGATGCGCCCTTGTTGTCTTCTAGCCACTTGGAAGCAGTATCTACCCACCTGGCATCCGCAATTTGGAACAGGTCTTTGCGTTTACTTATGGCGTCAACTTTCTCTGATTCAGTAAATAATCTAGGAGCGCTTTTGGACGGGTCTTTTGGCTTCGTCATCTCGCTTTCTAGCATACGATAAGCATCGGGATATGCTATTCGATTAGGAAGGCTTTGCTCAAAACCTCCTAACACATCACCCATAATACCAGTGTCGTAAGAGAGGTGATTGGTGTTTTTCGTAAGCCCGTAACCTTGCCCGATTCTACCCATAACGTAACCTGAGTCTCCCAGGTTAGTATTTTCTAGGCCTGGCTCCCTGAATACGCTTTTAACATCCTCTATAGCAGGAAACCCTAAATCCCTATATTTAGCCATACTCATTCTTGATGCAAATGCAGACCTAAATTCACCCGCTCCTTTTCTGGGGTATCCGTTTAGACCTAACAACTGATCCCTAGCTTCTGGATGATTTATGCCGACCCAGTCATCTTTTATCTTGCGCATATCAGCATCAAAAACTTCAATGGATTTTTTGGGTATGGGCAGCTTTTGCGCATACTGCAGCATAGTGTCGCTAAACGCATCATTAAAAAACAAGGCCTCATCACCCATAGCTCCATAAACGCCAGTGACTGGCATATCAAAAGCAGCCATCAACCCTTCAGCTTTATTTTGCAGCGGCACCGCCCCTGTAGCCATAGACGCCCAATACAATTCTTCTGGAGTTTTAGGGCTGTCACCAAACCTTACGCCTCCTCGACTTTCTGGAGGGTTGTCAAACTTCACACCTCCAAGCTCTAATAACTTAGTGTCTGTAGATGATGTGTCGCCCTTGTGGCTAACTAATATAGTATTCTCTATATCTTCCGGTCTTATAATTTTCCTTTCTGGAAGCAAGCCTTGATTAATCACCGGAGGGTTAGTTAAGCGCCCCTCTTCGCGAGCTGCTACCGCAGGATTTTGTAGTCTTTTTTTGTATTTTGTTTGCGCTGTTTTTAATGCGGTAGGATTTGCCAGCGATTCTGGCGTTAAAAGCCCCAGCCGCATAAGGTTTTCAGGCTTAGAGCCTTGCTCAAAAATAAAATCAATTAAACCTTTAACAGCCATAACCAAATCCAGTCAAGTCACAAAGGCCCGATTATATCATATTGATCAGACAATGCCTTGCAGGTTACGGCGTAGTGGCTCACCCCAGCTAGATGATGTGGGCTTGTACCCAACAGCCAGGTATCGCAGCGCATCGGCGCAGTGAGAGGTCCAGTCGTGTAGAGGTCGTCCACGCCAGGTCATGCCCTTGTCGTCATAGTCTCGGCGGTACTGCCGGATAGCATCAATGCCTCGCTCGCACTTCTCCTCATCGAACCAGCACCTGGGGAGCATAGAGCGCACAGACTGTATGCCATCATCAACCATCAACTGCGGAGCTATAGTGATTGGCCTCACCCCCAGGGCGCCAAGTGTCTCCAGGCGAGACTTACCTGAGCCTAGCTCCCTTACCCTGACATCGTGCGGCAGTACATGGCTCTCGTATACATAGCCTTTTGAGTTTAACAGGGCGACATAATGGTCCAGACCTACACCGCTGCTCTCATAGTAGTCGATAAGGCGCACCTCAGCCCCTACAAACTGCGCAAACCAGATAGAGGTACTATCACCTACCCCTAAGTCCCAGGCCGTTACAACGCCAACAGCGCGGTCGTATGGCACGTTAGTTAGTCTGCCCTCAGATTTAGCCTCTCGCATCTCTACAGCGTAGTAGGCGCCATCGGCGTGTATCTTCATCTCCCCGTCCCAGACATGGCCATAATCATCCGGGCGCAGCTTAAAGTCTTCTTTGCGCTCGTTGTCTAGGACCTTGGGGAAGTAAGGATTATCCTGCCAGTTGATCTCGCATATCTTGCTGTCCTGGGGAGGGTTGACGCGAAAGCGCCTATGCGTTGCTGAGTGCTTGGTCTCAGGGTTCCAGGTCACCCATATCTCAGAGTCGTCCTCTCGGACAGTTGGGATTAGCTTCTGCCAGGCTGCATCAGATACACCCTCAGCCTCATCCACCCAGGCGATAATGATCCTGGCCTTTGACTTGATCGAGTCCAGGTTGCGGCGTAGACCGGCGAATACATAGTTGATACGGCCATCCTTGGACCTGACAAACTTCTCGCCTATCTCATAGTACGACAGAAGCCAGGGGACCGCCTTGATGGCAGACTTGATCTCTTCCAGGGATGATTCATCTAGGGAGTTTAGGTGCTCTCGTGCGCAGAGTATCTGGCCGCTGTTACCTGCCATGCCATGCCTGTACCCAGCCACTGCAGTCATCAGGGCAAAAGACCTGGTCTTGCCTGACCCTCGGCCACCGTATGCGCCTCTATACCGGGCCTCACCTTCAAAGACCTCGACTATCTTGGGAGGGAGCCGAATCTCTGCAGTATCAGTCATTGGTTGGTAATGGCTCTGCCACTAGCTTAATCACCGTGGGCTTGAACGAGTCATCAGACGATGTGTGATCAATCTGCTGCTTGTCTCCATACTTCCTGGGCGACATCCTGGCAACCTTCCACTTCCTTCCGTCAATGCGCAGCTTGGCTATGTTGATGGCGTTAGAATCCACCCCCTCACCCAGCTCATCTGCTATGTCGATGATCTCATCAGCGTAGAAGTCAGCCTGGCAGTCACGGGCTCTCGCGTACTGCTCCGAAAATGCGACTTTGTCAGGTTCTGTCAACCATTTCATTAACGTAGACATAACAGGCATGCTGTCATCCCTGCATATCTGCCTGGCGCTCTCACCAAGGGATAGCCTGCGACATATGTCAGCGGCTAGTTCATCTGTAAATATTGAAGGTCTCATTTTAGGTCACAAGTGCAGTTAACCTCAAAACACCGGCATATTCTTTCCATGCGCTGGTGAGTCAGGTACAGCACCTCAATCATCATTTGCTTATCCCGGTCCACTAACGCCTCAGCGTAGTCTCGGACCAGGTCCATATCGGCCTCATGGACGTCTTCATCTGTCGTCAGTTTAATCATCATCCGATTATACCCCCAACAGATAATTTACGCACTAGACTAAACCTCAGTCCCAAACAGCTCTTCTGCCATTAACGCAAAATCCCGGAATCCCTCGTAAGGCTCCAGGGCTGATACCTCATCCACCAGGTTGGCTACGTCGTCTTGCCAGTCAATCAGCTCATCGCGGAACTGTGATCGTGGCACGTCAGTGCTCATCAGCGACTCAATTATCGAGTCAAAGCGAATGACCTGATCATTGAGCTCCCACTCAAAGCAGTCTTCAAGACTTTTTGATAAGTTTAAATTTTCCATAAGACACCTCTATGTCAATAGAATAAAGGCATTGTCCATGTTTTTGCTGCGGATGTAAACCTTTCGGATCACAGATTAGACCAGGTCTTCCCTCGCTATTGCCAGAAGACCTATAGTTACTACAATTACTCCGTACAGTACCACAATACACCTCTCAGTTAATTAGGTGCGCATTGTATAGATACCCAGATATGATCGGAAATGACAGTTTATTATTTAGCTTATACCATTAATGATATGCACAGTCTCGGTGTGCAATAATGACTAAAACTACCTAAATGAATGCTGCAATATACATTGTAATGCATAAAAAACCCCCCAGCCAAGTACAAAACGGTCTGAGGGGTGGGGGTAAGGCTCGCAACGACTTTTAACGAGCCTAGAAAATTGTGTCGGATACTACTCTTCTAAATCAAACTCAAAGTGTTCGTCAAAGCCATTCATTATGTATTCCTGTATGCATTGCTTTATTGTCTCAGGATTAGGCGTATCGGTATGTTTGTGCGCCCTGTTGTAGCCAGCCTCTGCACCCACTTCCACTATTTGCTCGATCAATTGATATATTTTTACTCTCATAGCATCACTCGACTTGGTAAATAATAGTCCGTTGCAGCTCCTGGTGGACTAGGCCAGGTCAAAAGGTCAAGGGAGACCTCAGCTTAGGGGGTAAATCATTAACTCGCAACCTACAAAAGCGGCTAGCAAAAGGGTCGTGGCAATAAGGTGTATCTTATACACTACTACCGGCTCAGTGACCCACGCTCTAAAACTACTGGCTTTTGCCTCGATGTAAGACTGCCTGATGGCTTTGTCAGCGTAAGCGTTAGCCTCATAAATTAGCGTTTTAACGTCCATTAGTGACTCCCCATAACTAGTCTGTCTAAATGGTTAAGGTCTTGGAACGAATCCATTACAAGCTCTTCCATACTAGGCTCCAGGTACATGTATAACTGATGCCTGATCTCTTCAAGAAAATCTGGGGTATCCAGTATTGCCTCAAAGTCGTCCAGAGCCTCCGACAAGTAAGCATCATTGTCAACATCTTTAGCGTTCCTGTCAGCAGCATCGCGGAACATTGCTGCAGCCATCCTAGAGGTAGCGTCCTCACTGTATATCGCTTCTAATGCCAGCAAGGGCTTATCGCTAACCGTGTGAGGAAATACGTCATCCATCCAAGTCGGGTGGGTGATTAACCAGAGAGCGATAAGTCCGTCCTTAGTCTTGTCTGGCAGTTCCTGATAGCTGCCCTCCCACATTGGGGTTTCGTCGCGTATAAGGCCAACAGCGTCATTCAATACTTTGTAAGACATTAGCACACCCCCAGATTAACGCAGTCATAGTATTCCATGTTAGAGACTATCCCGTACAAAATAAGCAGTATAGCCGCGCCTACGAATCCAGCCCTAGATTCAGCCACTTCTTGCAGCTTGGCTTCACGGGCCTTGATATCCTTTAAACAACATTCATTGATTCTCATATTATTCTCCTTGTATATTTGTTTTGATTACATCTATAGCATCTGCATTGGAATTCTCATAGAGAGTATTAAGCACTTTGCTTCTGACAGATAACAACCCTTCTTCAGATACATCCTTGCCAACTAAAATCGAATCATCCGTAGGCTCCGTTAAACTCCAATGCAAAGCAAAATCAGCAAGCTCATGGCTGTACTGAGGGTATTTGTCTATTAATTTATGCAACAGTTCGCGTGAAGGAGTTTCTGACGCGTAGAAAAACTGGTCCAATATGTCCTCTAATGATGGAGTCGGTAGAGTGCGAGTCATTTTGAATCTCCTTTAATTTTTTCTAGCGCACTCTTTTTGCGGTTACCCCAGTAACAATTCCAGTCACCCAGCAATCACTGCCAGCGCACTTTACCCAAACTTTTTGATTGATTTGATATTCCATTTTGCTGCCCTTTGTTTTTTGATTGAGGTGTAATAATACCCCCCAACAAATAAACTGTCAAGCTTTTCGATTACAACACTTTGGAATAAAAGGGCCCTGGTTAGAGCCTTTAGTTATATGAGGTGGGCTGGTAATCTTCATCCTGGAGCATCTTGGCGTGCTCTTCCCGGTAGTGCTTGGCTATCTCTGCCCTGAGCTTTTTGTTGGTTGGCATCAGCACCTGCCACTTCTCCCTAAGCATATCCAGGTGGCCCTGGCCCAGATGCGACTCCAGCCATACACTGAAGTCGAGCGGATTAGCCGTGAACACTTTATGGCAGTAATGGCACAGGCATAGTGCGTTGTCCATAGACCAGCGAACCGACTTAGCCGCCCTGCCCCAGATGTGGGCGCACTCCATCCTTCCGTCCTGCTTGCCGCAGTGTTCACACTGGTAGCCCGCCTTCTGCCTTACTACGTCACTAAACCACTTGTCTGCAGCGTCGCGCTTAATCGGCATCGTCGAATATCTCGCTGCTGATTAGCTTCGCCAGGTACCACTGAGCTTTCTGCAGGTCCTCGACCGGGTTGTTCTTATGCTTATAGGTATACCGCCATAGATACTTCATGCAGTTGCCTTTCAGATATCCGCGAAATGCCTCTGGGGTCATAGACTCCTCAATGGCCTCGATGCACTCGATGCCGCCGGTTCTGTAATGGCTTGGGCTGTTGACCGCATCATCTTCTGGCCAATCTTCGATAGCTGGTATAGATTCCTTTAATCGTCGCCAGTCTTCGTTTGTAGCGTGCTTCATTCTGTATTCTCCTCAATTTGGATTTTAATTTCATCAGGCGTATCAAGATCGCAGCGATGACATAAACCATAACTATCACCGTGATCATCAATCCAATACGACAGAGCGATTCCACATTCACAATAAAGCCTTTTAATGTGGGTCTTCTTTTTATGCAGCGAAATAACATCACCCATCCAAAGCCTCCACTGTGATCTTCACTCTGGAGTCTTCACCGTATTTTTTATGGTAGACAATAGCCGTCATGCTCCGCTCTGATCCATATCCCGAATCTGAGTGCCATTGGTCTGTAGAAGTCAGGCTGCCGAACCAGGAGAATTGCATGCTGCCATACTCCCGGCTGACATGGTGGTGGATATGCCCCAGGAGACAGTACCGATTCTTATGCGATGACCACTCGTTGTCCAGATTCTTGATAACCGTCTGTAGTATTTGCTCTGGCTTTATCCGGTCCCCGTGGTGGTAGACCCACATATTATTTCCCCACTCGTAATGCAAAAACTTTGAGTAGTTTTCCAGCACATTTACCCTGGGCTCTTTCTGATACAGAATCTCCAAGCAGCTAGATAGATGACAGGCCATGTCGCTGTCATGGTTGCCCCGCACATTTACTACTATGACGTTCTTGTGGACCGTCAGCATCTTGTCGATCAACATCTGAAACAACCTACCAGCCAGTTTAAATGTCTTACCAATGCGAGTATCTACATCTACCCTGGTTCCAGCGGTGGTCTCGTTTTTGCTTGAGTCGGCGTGGAAAAAGTCACCCACGTTCAACAGGATCGCGGTCTCACAGTCACCTACCCTGGCTAACAGCCTGTCAACAGCGTCAATAAGAACCTTGGTCGCTATCTTGATATCCCAGTCGTCGTTATCCAGCTTGGTAGCAGCGTCCGCGAGCATCCCGTAATGGTGGTCACCGATGATAAAAGTGGCGAGGTAATCAGCATTAACTTTCTTTGGCGCCTTGACCGGCTTCTTAAATCCAGCCAGGTCATCCTTCATGCCCTCCATCATCGCCTCAACCTTCTCTTGCAGGCTGCGCTTCAATGGCTCTTGGATAACCCATTGCAGAGCGATGTCGCCATCAGAGTTGAAAGCAGTCGAAACTCGCTTAGCCTCAAAGCCCTCCATGGTCTCATTGTCTACATTGCGGTGCGGCGCCACTGCCTTACTGGCAGCCCTGCCCTCAATGCCTCTTAAAGTCCTATCTACGGTGCGCCGATCCAACCCCAGGGCTTTCGCTGCCTTGTTGTTGCTTCCGTGATTTATAACAGCCT